ATTGTCATGACGCCTGCTGTGTTCCGCTTGTTGTCAGCCTGTTTGGTAATCGTGTAGGCGATACGGGGGTACTGGTTTTTGAACCAGTCCGGCTCCGTATCGTCTGGCGCGATTCCGAAAAAAATGGCCGGGGCTCCATTGTATTTGGACAGCTTACCGGCCAGTGTTTCATTGCTTACGAGCTGATCTCGGATCAAAGATTCAAGGCTCATTCTGGGCCTCCTCTTCTTTGATGGTGACCAGGTCACCGGACCATCTCAGCTCCTCCCATGCTCCGTTCTGCACTTCCTCAGGCAGAATGAAGAAATGGTTCATTACGTTTGCTATGACAGGATGAAAGACAACGGTTATGCTCCGGTCGATCACATAGGTGACGATCCCGGCCCTTCCCTCAGTCCATCCTGTCTTCTTGGCGTAGATAACATCACCCACGCTGATCTGCTCAGTGTCAAAGACCTGAGTCTTGGAATCGACCAGTAAAGCCATGTCTCTCTCCTTCAGTTGTAAGGTTCGTTGAATATATCCCGGATCTTCGGCATGGCAGCATCAATGATCCGCTGCCGGAAGGGCCTCGCGGCCATCTTGCTCGTGCCGTTCTCAAGATATCCAGCGTAGTTCATCTCGGACGTGATACCGATCACGGAAGAATCCATGATCATCGTCCAGTTTCGCCTCAGGTCGCCGGTTCTCACGCCAGGTGGGCTTCCGGGAGGAGATGGGCTCGAATTTGCCAGGACATGCAATTCCTGGTTCCGAAGCTCATTGGTCGCCCTGGGGCATCTCTGCTTGACCTCGTTCTCTACCCTTTCCAGTACGATATGTACTGCTCCGGATATGTCAGCCATCAGATCACCTCCTCAGTCGACGTCGCTGCGCTCCTGGATATAGTAGATGGTCACCATCCCAAGTTCGCTTACGTCATCGACTCCCTGAACCAGAAAAACCCTCTCATCATGCATCAGTTCATCGCCGGCCTTGGCCTTAGCCGTTCCCTTCTGCACGATCTTGTGCGTGATCGGATGCTGGTTCTGTGACCACCGGAACTCTTCCTCTGTGGAAGCGTCCGACAATACTCCCCTTATGATGTCCCCGGTCTTGGTGAATTCTGACCTTACTCGGCCATCTGCTGTGAACTTCCCGGATCTTCTGCAGACCTCGAAGTCCTTCAGCATATTTCCAGGCCGGAGAAACAGCCTTCCGTTCATCCGCATCATATGTCCTGACCCTCCGCTTCCTCGTGGCTCATCATGCCGTTGTAGAAGTACGGCGGCGTGATGGCGTCTGTCTCAGGATTCTGCACAAGCTTTCCGATAGCGGAAGCTGAAGCGGCGGTGCTGGCAAGCTCCTTCTTCAGCTTCTCGTACATGTCTTTCCAAAGCTTGGCGCGTCCTTCGAAAGACCAGGACACGGGGCCGTCCTTGGTGTCGGGCTCGTAGGCAAATCGGCGCATAATCGACTCGAGACAATGAAGCTTCGCTTCCAGCCATACCCTTTTGGTATTGACCTTCTCCGGGATCATTGCTGAGATCTCTTCATCGCACAGCGCACAGGTGTCTTCCTTGCCTTCCACCATGGTATCGCCCAGTTCGAATCGCATGAGGTCGAGACCATAGACCAGTTTCCCGTCAGCGTCCTTCAGATTCGCCGGCGTATAGGAATAGGTTCCTGCCATCAGGCCTCACCTGCTTCCACTGCCTCCGCTTTCGCCTTTCCCGCAAGCTCGGATCCGCGTTTGCGTACTGCTGATTTGATGGTCTTGTTCCCTTCGCAGAGATCAAGGACGATCAGGGTATCGTTGTCCGCTGTCTTCACAGCCTCAACGGCGTCTGCCTGACTCAGCTGCATGATGCGGACGGCTTCAGCGATACCGCTCTGCGCCACGGAGACCGTCTCTGTGCCGTTTTCACGGATTACCGGAAGAGTTATAAGCCCTTCCGGTGAAATGCTCTCTGCGGGCGCTCCAGAGGCTCCTGTGATCTTGACCAGATAACCGGACGATACGAGTTCGGGTGATTTCACCTCCGCATCATCGATCAGCTCGCCGATCTTCCTGCGTCTGCCGCCAATGTTAAGCGGCAACTTCACTGCATACATTGGCTCTCCTCCTTCTCCGGCTTATTTCACGCATCCGCTGAGATAGATGCAGAGATCATCGCAGGTCTTCTTCATCGACGTGGACATCAGTCCTTCGACGAATTCGGAATGGGTTCCCTTCTCGCCTTCGAAGGCATCGGTTGCCATGTATGCTCCATTGCCGAGCATATCCCAGGTGATGATGTAACCTGCAGACGGTTCCTCGAGAGACGGATTTGCCGGAGCGTAGGTCAGCATTGCATCCTTCGCATTGAAGGTGAACTGCATGTTCGCCTTCTGGCCGAGGTTTGCAGTGTTCTGGGTCGCATAGAGGACCTTGACCTGATCGATGCCAAGGACGGCAGCGATGACCTGCTCATTGACCAGTGCCGGGTTCGGAGTAGATCCTCCGGAGACAACACGGTTGAGGAACTGCGGATGGTTCTTCATGGCAACGTAAGTGTCATAGCCAAGCGTCAGTCTGTTCGGAAGGCGTCTTCCGCTCAGAAGCATATCCCTCTTGTAATCGTCGAAGAGTCCGACGATATCCGCATTCGCATCAGAGAAGAACTCGAATGCATTCGACTCGGATGCATTCTCAGCGCCGGTCTTGACATTGCTCCAGACATCCTTGTTGAAGAATCCCTTGGCGAAGGTGTTGTCCAGATGCATCTTCATCTGCTCAGCCACAAGCCTTGTCTTCGCACGTCTCGGGTCGATGGTGGCCGGAGCGTTCGCTCTCTGGTAGTTCAGAGCAGAGATCTGATCGACGCCAACGATAATCTGGTCGACATCTACAGAGTAGGTGGCTTCATCATGGCTGAAGACTGCCGGAGCAACCTTGCCGAATGCCGGCTTTCTCTGGACCTGATCCTTGGCAAGCTCATCTTTGTTGAAGACGTAGTAGTTGCCAGTGGCGAAGGTCACAGGCAGGATCGGGAAGATGTCGGGAGCGACGTAGAAAGACGGCTCCTCAAATGCCGCGATCGCCATATTGGTGAGGTACATGTTGGGCTTCCAGCCCTTTGCAATGCTGACCTGAAGGCCAGCTGCGGTTGCATGCTGTTCTCTCATTCCCATTGTCTATCTCCTTTCTTACGCCTTGGCGCCGCTGTTGATCAGCTTGACCTTGATCAGATCACCGGCTGCGGTAGCGGTTTCAAGCGCTCGTGCGATGACATAGTTTCCGGTCTCGGCCTTGACGGCCTGGCCCTTCGCATCCGTTGCGAGAAGATCTCCGGCATCAAAAGCGCCGCCAGCCTTCCAGAGGCCGCATCCGCTGATCTGCACATCAACTCTTCCATTCGCGGCAACCTTCTCCGGGTTGCTGACGAGTGCGATTCCGACCGCATCAGCTCCTGCAGCCGGGAGAGCTGCGCCGGTAGCAGAAATCGCCAGGGCGACTCCCTGAGGAGCGGTCAGCTCAGACGCCGCAAGCAGGTCGATGGTCGGAGATTCATTGATTCCACTGTACTCCATAGTCATGAGGTACCTCCTTTCCTTACTGGTCGATCTCAGCACGAAGCTCATCGTCTTCGAGTGCTACCTGATCCATGGCCTTCGCCAGGCTCATTCCAGGATTCTTGGTCATCAGTTCCTTCGCCTTGGTGATCCACTTCTGCTCGGCATCGCCGGTCGCAGTGCCGGAAGTAGACTTTCCGATCTCGGTGAAAATCCCGGACTGCTTCTGGAGATCAAGCTGCTGATCCAGAGTAGCGATGTAAGAATCGTAGATGTCTGCACCGGCGTTCTTCATCTTCTTGAGGGTAGCGACCAGCTCGTCTTCCTTCTTTCCAAGAGGTTCGCAGTACTTCTTCGCGACTTCGGTGACCTCTTTGGTGAGGGAATCCTCTTTCATCTTTGCAATCTCAGCGTTGTTCGCTTCGATCTGCTCTCTCAGAGCCTTGACGATATCGGACTCAACCGGAGTGGCTGCCGGTGTGGTCTCCGGAGTGGATCCGGTTTCCTTTCCCTTGGTCACGTCTTCCGGAACCGGCTCTTCTGCCGGC